GAGTATCGCCCGACGGAATTATTGAAGATGCTAAATTCAAGACTTACGGATGCGGCAGTGCTATTGCTTCTTCGTCACTACTCACAGAGTGGGTTAGAGGAAAGTCCCTTGACGAAGCAGGAGAAATCCGCAATACAGAAATTGCTCAAGAATTATGCCTCCCGCCTGTGAAGATCCACTGCTCTGTATTGGCAGAAGATGCTATCAAAGCGGCAATTAAGGATTACCGAGAAAAGAATAGTTGAACAGTTTCAAAGTGTGGTGGAGATTGTGGGCTAAGGCAATCGGTGAGAAAGAAGGTACGACTGATTCTGAGGCAGATAAAATTGCAATGATTAGAACCGTTATCGTTGGTGTCAACTTTATTACATGCTTCTTTATCATCGCGGGAAACATACACAATTGGTAACAAACATATAGGATGGTAGATTAATGAATATTCAGCATGCTCCAATTTTTGACGTCGAAAAGGTTGCAGCTCTATACACAGAAAAAGATGGTGTTGATGTCACCTATGTTTGCACAACAGATCTGGTAGAATCGGACGTACCGTGTGATATCTTTTATCGTGAGACACCCCACCCAGAATTTGGGAATCATTACTTTGGTCTCTTTCGTAATACACACCCAGCGGCCGATGCAGACGGGAATATATTGATTACGAATGCCGATAAGATTGAATCATTCGAATTTGGCATGATTGAAGATAAGGATGGCAAACTTTGGTACAGTCAGTGCCATCACGATTGTCTGTTTATTGACGGCAAAATGATTGATGGTGGCCGATGGTATATTCGAAGCTCCGGCCAGGTGATAATATATACAATTAGGGACGGGAAGTTCCAAGAAGCTAATTACGACATCCCAAAACGTCGTGTTATCGAACGCAAAAAGGATAAAAAAATATGCGGATAAAAATGTTAATTGTAGGACTTAGTCTTATAGTATTATCCGGCTGTAGCTCACTCGGCAGATTTATGGTCGATGATTTTGATAATGTGGAGTTTGGTAAGCTTGCTGAACTCAGAGTGATTTCTAATTTTAGTGCTACATGTCACCCAGGTGAAATCAAGCGACTTGTGTATTCTAGTCGTGTACTCAAACAGTATAGTAAAAACACTCTCAATGCAAATATTTCTTCAATCTACGACGAGATTAATTCTCTGAGTGAAGAGCTATATGCAAGAGAGAATCCAAGTGCAGGGTACTGCAAAATTAAAAGGCGAAATATTACAATGGCTGTTGATGCTGCCTTAGAAACCTTCGGAGGGAGAGTCAAATGACATTAACAGAATATATCAAAAGTGGAGAAGCCCGAGTTAGAGAATACAAAGAAATGGTCGACTCAGGCCATCTAACCCCCAGCGAATTCCACGAACTCGTAGAAGATTTTACCGACTTGTCTCGCATTGAGGGAGACCTTGAACTTGAAGAAAACAAAATTCTTGTTCAGAAAACCTTCAATGTAATTCAAAGCATCATCAAAGCAGTCTAAACTCAACCAAGGAAATATATTATGACAGACGTGATTATCCCCAGCAGCCCAGAAGATCGAAAGCGTATCAAAGGTGCAATGGATGAAATTAGCAACTCTTACACTCGAGTCGAGGCCGAGCGAGATTTCGTAAAAGATGCCTTAGAGTCACTTGAAGACGATGTGGGCATTCCCAAGAAATATCTTCGCAAACTTGCTCGAGTTTACCATCAACAAAATATGGGTCAACTGATGTCCGAAATGGAAACAATTGATTCATTAATGGATACGGTCAACGGGTAATGGTAGCAAAGAACGACGTGACGGGAGATGCAATACGCTCCCGTCAATCCACCAAAAAGTACGAAGATGGCTGGGATAGAATCTTCGGCAAGAATGATGACGCTGACTTGGGTCTTGAAGGCGATACAAGAGATGCGTTCACTCAGGTCACAAAACAAAAATCTATGACCGAACTAAATTGGGACGGTGAAGAGCTGAAAATCTCTGAAGAATAAATAAGAAGATTCAGTAGACTTATGGTGGTATCATGTACTGATATGTTTTAATAGCATGAGGTACCTATGAAGCATTTTACCCTAAGTCTACTTATTTCCCTTCTCGTCGCATGCAGTGGAAGCAGTACCGACGAACCTACCGAACCCACCCAACCAGTCATTATAACACCTAAACATCCTGCCGCAGGAACCATATTAGAAGAATCGTGCGATGGTACGACTTTAGTGCGAACTCTTGCAGATGGTGGTGGTGGATCAACTCAAGAAACAATACCAGAATCTGAAGCCTGCGGTTATGAAGCACCACCACAATTCGGAACTCCACTGAGTGATCCATATTGTGCCAACGGTGCAACAGATATGTTCCTAAGACTACTTGCCATCATTCAAAATCTTGACGAATATGATAAGGTACAAGACTTTGCTGACGGCGAGGGTGGTTCTTACCAAGAGGTTGTTGAGAACGAATCAGAGGACTGTGGTTACGTACCAGTTCCCGATGCCGGCACAAAAGTAGGTGAGTCCTATTGTGCTGGATCATTGACGCCGGATGCGTATGAACCTCACTTTGAAAGCATTAATCATTTATTGCCTGAAGATAGATTGCAAGATTATGCAGATGGTGAGGGTGGTACATATACCGAGCGTACAGTACACCTTGATCAATCATGTTTTGTGCAAATGGAAAAACCGGAAGATTGTCCTACTGTCGCGACATCTACTGGAGATTCTCGTTATGGTTATATGACGTGTGATGGTATTAAACAGAATTCTTCCGTAAGTTTTCCATATCAACCAGTAGAAGAGCATGTTGGTCGTGCAATTATTGATATGCTAGTCGTGTTTGATTCGAATATGACCGAAGAAGAACGCGATGGGATGACTGTTGAAGAGTTTGTGAATAGACAATTCTATGAGGCCAATCACGTGTTTATGATGAGTGGTGCTTATGTTCTTTTACGTGTTGCAGATATTGTAATGGTTGATGTTTCAGAGGGTGATTTATATCGCCAATATCAGGCGTTTTTTCAAGGCAAATATGAGTTCACAGACATTGATGTATGGCAACGAGAAGCTAACGCCGACCTTGCGTTTTTATTTAAGAAAAGACATAATGACCCTGTGGCTTGTGGAGTCGCTAGTTTAGACGCTACGAGAGGGCTGGAAAATAGCAGAGGTATTACTCAGTGTTTTCATAACAGTGTCTTTCAAGAATACGAGACTACAAGATACTATGAGAGGGCTCACGAGACGTTTGTACATGAGGTGGGTCATCTATTAGGTTTGGCACATGCCTGGGAGGACGCGGGTACATCGGGTATTTTTGAATATTCATTTGGTTACAATATTCCCGGCTACAACCCACAGACAAATAACCCAGACTATAAAGGCACATATGGTGGATATGGAACTATAATGTCTTATGCAGATCTACCGACCGGAAGATTTTCGGATAGAAGTGAATATTGTGAAATACCGGAGACTGGCGAAGAGGTGAGACTTGGTACTGATGGGGGTTGTTTCTGCTTGGATAATGTAGAAGATCAGCCACCACCCACCGATTCGGTAGAATCTTTACAGCGGGTAAGGTGGCAGATGAGTCAATTAAACGAATCTCATAGCGAGATTCAGGCTTCTAGTCGAATCGGGAGAGAGGTCGAGCCGGTTTGGAGCATCTGGACCAATCTACCGAAAGACATATGCATGTTTTAAAGTTTCCATTCAGCGTGAACTCCTGTTACAGTCATTTTACGATCATACCCTTCGGTCGATTTCCTTTCGATGAAGGGGGTTATTTTCCATGTCTTTTGTTTATAAGTAATGCCCAGTTGATCCCGAGCATCGAATTTGGTACCATCATCCTTAAAGCTCCACCGTGGCTGCCATTTAACATATAAGTGTAATGGACCATACAGGTGAGGTGTATATTCTGTTATGAAACGATATCGCCAGTGGGATTCTTTATTATCGAAATGTCGATATTCTATTCTGCCTTCAATTGTCAGGTCTTCATATGAATAGAACTCTGTGGTAAATTTGATTCGATTTTCTCGAGTAGTTACCAAATCGGCATACCGATACATTACTTCTACTGGTCCTATCTTATTACCAATCTCAGCATGCCAGCCACCTTCTCGATGACGGAATGTATATTCCCAGCCATCATGTTTGGCTTTGTAATTGTATTCTTGTTGGTCAGATCCTAGAACAGGAAATGATAAGACTAGAAAGAGTAGTGGCGTCAGGTATTTCATAAGGTAGAACCTTTATTGTTTTGGTTCTATTATTTAATACCCAGATACCAAAAGTTTTATTAAGATTAAGTTAAATTTCAGTTAAGACTTTGTTACACTTTCAGCAGATAAAAAAAGGGAGACCGAAGTCTCCCTTTCTATTTACCATCCACTTTTGATTTTTGTATCAAAGTAATACTGTTTGCATTCGCGGACAGTTTCTGAAATTCCTTGTTCTACTTCAAGTTCACATGCTTTGTTCATTTTGATTGAGCCATCTACTGCACCTACGGTACCGAAGAATATTATTGCCCAAAATACGATAGTCATTGTATTCATTCTCCAAGAGATAAAAAAAGGGAGCCCGAAGGCTCCCTTAAAACGGTGGTCTGGTTAACGATTTATCAGATTCGTCCCAAACTCTTATTTTTATACCTTAGAACAAGTTAGTAACTCGAACCTTACGGTAGTACTTGTTAACGCCTGCAGCAAGTGAACCAAGACCTTGGCTAGATGCGTCACCTTGTGCGAATGGGTTTGCAACCATTCCGTAACGAGTCTTGAAGCCGATCTTAGGTTGGAAGGTATTCTCACCAACCGCACGAACCATCTGGAGAGGTACGTATGGGCAGTAGAATAAACCTGCATCAAATGCAGATGAACCCTTATAACCTACAACCATGTAGTTTGCACCAGCATATGGATCGATGTATACACGGAAGCGTCCGTTCAGTACACCAGCGAAGGTGTTACCAGTATCATCAACATCCAAAGCGTTAGAGTTGAGAGCAGGAGTGTGATCAAGAACACCGGCCATCTGAAGTGCAGAAGCAACGTCAGAAGAACAAATTACGATGTTACCCTTACCACGTCGAGTTCCCTTGGCAATAGCGTTAGCTTCTTGCTCAACCTGGAACATCAAACCCTTGAACTTCTCAACAGACCAACGTCCGTTTGCATCAACATCTAAGTCGAATACACCAGAAGCAGCAGTATTACCAGCACCAACTTCAGAAGTAGTGTAGATAGTACGTACAACCTCACGGTTGATTTCAGTTAAGATTTCTGATTGCAGGATGTTAGCCAATTCAGTCTCAGCGTCCAGACCATGTACAGCCTTCAGATCTTGAGCAAGTTCTGTAGTGTACTCAGCCTTCAGAGCGCGAGTCTTAGCAGCAACGGTTACTTTCTCAATTGAGAAGGCCATTTCTGCAAAAGTACCACCATCACCGAGGTCTTCACCAGCAGCAGTAGACATACCAGTACCAGTCTCAAAGAGAGTAGTATTAGCAGCATCGGCTACGGGTACAGTTCCGGTATGAGTACCAGCACCTGAGTGAGTAGTATCAGCTTCGCCGTATCCAGTCTCACCACCAGCCTGAGTGGCCTTACGTGAGCGCATTGCAAAGATGAGACCTGTAGGACCAGTCAT